CTTCCGACGTGGTATTGGGATTTGTGCCACTGACCGACGTCTAAACGGGTAGAACGTTTTTTATCACCACCCTTTATCAAACCCCTTTTATATTCTAAAATCATATCTTCTGAAACGTTCCTTTTTGCTTCTTCGGCTTGACGTTTCATCCTTCTAAATAATTTCCATTGTTTATATGCAGAACTATTAGATATTTTCTCAAGTTGTTTTGCAGATAGTTTGTATGGATCCCTTCCAGTAAAAGAGATATATGTTCTTAGAGGTGATACTCTTTCTTGTAGAAGGAAATAGTTTTCTAACAACTTTTCTTTTAGGTTCATTTCTTATTCCCGAAAATTATTCGTTTTGTGGATTTCCAAACAATTTCGTCTGGGTTTTTCTTTGCTGAAGAATTAAACTTCTTATTGTATTTTTGTTTATCTTTTGAAGGAGAGAATTCAACTTTATCTAATTTATCAATATCGTCTTTATTAGAAAAACTCATTCCAGTTAAAGAATTTAAAGTTTCTGGGGAACCGATATCTTCAAAATTATGGACAACATTACTTTGCCCAGACGCTCTAATATCATATTCATTATATCCATCTGGTTTTAACGTGCTATGAGAATAAAAACTTTTAAATTTCTTTTTATCGTCTTTTATTTTATCTTTATCTAACATGAACTTATTATAAACGTAATCTTTCGCTTTATTAATATGTTTTTCTGTTATATAATTTATAGGATTAATTAATCTCTCTACGAATGATTCTAATTCTTCTACATTTATCGCGTTATATTCGGAGTTATTATCAAAAACGTAAAAACTATCAAATAACCCTTCGAAAACCCAAAGGTTTTCTTTAGAAGATTTGAACCTTTCATTTCTTAAATCTTCAGAAATATGTCTTATTGATAATCTACCCCTTGAAACAGCATTTTCTACGTCAACAAATATCATTGATGTTATATGGGTATTTTCTAATATTGACTTAATTTCTAATATTTTCGATTCTTCGTAAGCATTCCCTTTCACTATAAAATTATTTTCAACATTATGTTTTTTGATGTTTTTAATAAGCTGTTCTATAGTATATTCTTTAATAGAATACCTTTCAGAAATATATTTTATGGCGACGTCTTTACCAGAACCAGGACCACCAATAATAAAAATAGCATTATTCATATTAACCTAATATCCACTTAACCTTTTCAAACGTAGTAGAACATTCTTTTAACGGTTTGCTTCTTTCTTTAATTTTTTGCATCAAACCTTTCGCGTCTTCGTGAGAAAAGTTTGGATGTAATAATTTTTTGAATTGTGCAACGTGTTCTGGATTATTATGATCTAAAGATCTTGCGGTTTGTCTCATTACGGAACCAGAAGTTTTCCCTCTTGGGTTTCCAATAAATTTGGCAGACTCGTAATCCATTCGGAGATCACCACCTCTTTTATTCCCTTGTTCGTCCACCGATTCTGGAAAAGAAGATTTATTATATTTATCAACTAATCCCTTATAACTATCTATAGAACCACCAGCAGAAGATTTAGATTTAACGCCTTCTTCCCCTTCTCCCGCATGAACTGTTATATGAACTTTTCTACCTGGTTTCTTTAAAGAATGCCAAGTATGGACTAACGCCTTTAATGGGTTCTTTGTGTGTCTATCAGTCCCAGCAACAAAAGAATCAGCCTTTTCTGGATATAATTTCTTTAATTGAGATATTTTTTCTTCAACCGTTAATGGATCTTTGTCTGTAGTTTTTTCTTTTGACTCCGGACCCATAACGTAAACTCTATGAGAATGTGCTGGAGTATCAAAAACTCTATTCAAAAGTTTATGATGTTCCTCTGTAGGTCCAGTAAACCTCCCAGCAGCAAATACCACATGATGGTGTTCTTCTTCCGATTCTTTTAGTCCAGAATCTTCGTCTGTTGGAGCGGTGTTCTTTTTAAATTTGGATTTTGCATTATTTGGGTCATAATATTCTTTTCTCTTTTGATTTACTTCTGATTCTATAGCAGAAGATTCTCCAGGAAAATGTAATTTTAAATGATTCCAAGCAGCGTCTTTTGCCGTTTTATCCATTTCTGGATCATTACCCAAAGACTGAGAAGAATGGTGCCACAATTTATTAGCAAAAGTCTTTATAATTTTTCCGTGATGTTCTTGAGGAAGATGTTTTTTTATGTGATCTATAACCCCACCAAAAGAACCAATATCTTCATGATCCTGTTCGGAACCTTCTCTATTAAACATTGATTTATAAATTGTTGGAATGTCTTTAGTGTAAGAAGCTCCTTTTGAGGGTATTTCCCTCACTATTGGCTTTCCACTTTCATGGGTTCCAATATTTTCCCATTTTTGGCGTAACCCTTTATCCACGGAAAACGTGTGTGGCGGCACTTCTGCTTCTTCTTGGGTTTCAGTTTTCGCTTTACCTCGCCCTTTCATTGAAGAAATAATTGAAGGTTTAGAATGGGCGTGAAATGCTGATTGGATTAATTCTTTATGAAAGCGACCTTTTATACCATGCTCCATATCTCCAATATGACTAGAATGAGCCAATTGCTCGAATTTAGTTGGCTCTTGAGATTTTTCGTCATATTCTACGGGTTCAAAATCTATTTGGTGGTGTTTACCCGTATCTAAATGTTGTACCACTGCATGAGTTTGGTTCCCTGTAGTTCTTGTGTGTAAAACCTTAAATCTCCCATGAGTATCTCCGGGTTTTAAAAACTGGTTCAATTTTTCTCTATGTTGTTCTGGAATTTGAACGTCAAAATCGCCGAGTTTTGGTTTAATTTTTGTAAACTTTTCTGTTGGAATATTCTTATCCATATAAGGTCTAGCAGAACCGGAATAAGCAGACCCGGTTTTTAAAGAATTTCCAAATAAAGAATGACCGTGTTGCTTTTGTACGCCTTGGTCTATAGAACTAAAAAAATCATGAAAGTGCCCAGAATGGGTATCCCTATTATTAGTATCTACACTATCAGAAGTTCTTGTACCTTTAGAAGCGTCATTTGCGTCTACTGGATATGGTAGATTTCCACCTTCAGAAATGAATTTTTTAAATCTAATCATTTTATTGATTCCTTTGATTTTTTTGATCTTGTTTGAAACTTTTAAAAGCAGAAGATTGAATTTTTATTCTTCCGTTTGGTGTGTGAAATACGTCCCCTTCCGATTCTCCTTCTACTTCCCAATGTCTGGGTTTTACGCCAGAAGCGTGTTGCGATAGTTTACTTTCCAAAGAAGATTTGATAGAGTTCAGCTTTATCTTTTCTTGTTCTTTTGCTTCTTTATCTGCAGATTTTCTTGACTTTAATAATTCTGGATTAATTTCAGAATGAGCTTTCTTTTCATCAGAAACGTCTATATCAAAAGAATTTCCTTCTGATTTATCGTGATCGAACGTCACGTGGTGATCGCCCAACTTTTCAATATCTTCTGGTTTATGTGTGGAATTTTCTGGGAGTTGGTGATGAAGAATAAACATTCCAGACTTACCCATAGAATTTGGGTTATAAGAAGTATTTACGAATTTGATACCCTTATCGGTTTTTTGTCCAATTCCCCTAAGGAAAAACTCCCCTTTAATAGAAGAAGAAAGTCCTGATTCATGTCTGGACTTCAAATAAGACATTAATTTTGGGTTATTGACTAACCTGTGATGTAGGTCGTCATATTGAGAAGAAACAGAAGTATCTGCGTCTGCCCCCCTTTTGTTTCTAGTATATGCAGAATAATCTCCAGCATTTCTTATTTTATCTGAATTTGCCGAGCGCGTATATGGACCTTCTTCGTCATACCCAACTTCGCCGGCAGCACCATCAGTTTTTCTGGTAGAAACACCAGACAAAACTTTACCTTTAAGGAGATTTCCCAATTTTTCGTGGTTTAAATCTCTTAAATTATCCAATCCTTGTCGAAGTTTTTGTTCTAAAATAAATTGCTTAAAAGATAACATTTTAAAATACTTGGATTAATTACAATAAAGTATTTATAATTATTTTAATCTATATGTAATTCTCCCGTTGAAGCTACATACCCCTCGCAATGAATTTTGTCGAATTCGATAAGATGTCCTTTATTGATATTAACAAAATGTGCGTGCTCAGTATCAATTCCTTTATTTAACAATTCAAAATTTTTTTGTAATGTGATTAAATAGTCATCTAATAAAGAAGGACAAAACGAAAATAATCTTGTTATTAACAAGTCGGTGGCTCCAGAAGCGTTCTGGATTTCTTTTGGTAGCCAAGAAGAAATTCTTTTTCTAAAGACGTATTTACCAAACAAACCTTCATAATCGTTGATATTGAATGTTTCTTGAAGTTTATATCTTCCGCTTAATTTGAAAATTCTCTTGACAGAATGGAACAACTTCATTAATTCAATATTTTGCTTGAATTGGTATAAAGTATTTAATAGCAACACCGTTTCCGCTTGACTTTTTAATCCTTTATCTCCAAATTCTGTCGGACCGATATTTAAGAATATATCAATATATCCCTCAAAAGGTTTTAAATCTTCTTGGGTAATTGAATCTGAAGAAGAATCTGCAAAAAGGATTATAGAATTTGGAACCCTTTTTATACTCTTAAATGTTTCTAGCGTTTGGTTTATCCTAGTTGAATTATCGAAAATTCCAATTTTGGGTTTTAATGAAGAACTTACTATAAACAAATTTTTATCTGGGATCATTATAGGTAGTCTCCCAAATTATCGGCATCTCTGAAAACGTTAATCGCCTCTGCTCTTGGATATGGGTTGGCGTGGTTATAGTCATTAATTAATAATCTTCTAGCGTTTTGTAATCCATAGATACATTGAAACTCAGTAAACCCTAAACTCTTTAACATTTTTTCCGTGTCTTGTTTGGCAATTTCTGGTCTTGCTGTTGTGAATATAAACTGTGATCCCTTATTATAAAATTCTAACAACCGTTTAACATTATTTTCGATTATTGTTGGTTGTAAATGCCAATCTCCATGAGATTGAGCTTTTACTATAGTCCCGTCAATGTCGCAAAATATAACTGGTCTATCGTTATATTCAAACCAATCTTTGGAAGTCCCTACGTCAATATAATTGGAAATGGACTTTTCGGAAAATACTTCTCCTTCTTGAATACAATTTTGTATCACATGAGAAACGAAGAATTCTGAATTTATCTGAATCTTTTCAAAAGAATCGCAAAAGAGTTTTGCAGACTTAAAGGCATATCCTCCAACACAAAACGTGTCAGAAACAACTTTCTTTTCAATGATGTTCTGAACTATGCCTTGATCATTAGAGATGGTAAAACTTTTAGAATATAATTTCTTTAATACTTCATGTTCTGATATTCTAGAAACACAAACGTAATTATCAAAAGTGAGTTCGTGATCGAAAAAACTATCACAATCTTTTATAAGAATGGGAGAATTTAAATCAATATTAGACTTTTTAATAATTTGATAGACAGTATCTGCTGGACCTCTTGTTAATTCATCTAATATAACAATATTAACTTTATCTCCAAGATAAGCCTTAATATGTTTCGTAGAGTTATACGTTTCTTCGTGCTCTTTCAATATACCAATAGTTATATTACAAGTATTCAAATAAGGGTTTATTGCCGATTGTAACATTATTTTCTTCTTGTAATCAGCAAGAAGATATTTTGGGCGCATATTAGGGAATCTTGAAGATAAACCTGCTGCCGGTACGATTATTTCCATAATTTATTGATCTCTCTTTTCAAGAATAATTTTTCGAAACTATTAGGTTTAGCGTGTTTATAAACTCTTAATAGCATTAATATTAGCAAATAATCATTATTTGCTTCTGGAAACTTGTTTAGTATTTCTTTTTCTATTTTGTTTAATTTTACATCTAAAGAAACTTTACTGTTTCGTAGAAACCATTTACATTTTAAATCTTGCCTAAGTTTAGCGATATCAAAAATGTAAGAATCATATTCTATAGAAACGGCATCTATTAAATAGAATTTTTTATCAGAACCATATAGAATATTTTCTAAAGTCAAATCTCCAAAATAATCACTTTGATGTAATTCTTTTGGTAGTTTTTCTATTAGGTCTTTCTTAGTAAAAGGTAGTTCGTCGAAGTCTATTTGTTCCAGCTTTTCTTTATATATGTTTTCGTAATTTACTAAATTTTTTTGGGAAGATAATTTAGTTAAAGTTTCTATTAAAAAGGAAATTAAGGTATTGATAGAATTATTTTCAAGGTACGTTTTCATATCCAAAGAAGGAATGTATTCAATATCTAGAACATTCCCTTCTTTATTATAAATTTTTGGTATATTAAATCCGCAAGAAATTAAATGAGATATTCTTTCGTAATTTCTTTCTACATTTTCTATTTTTCGGACAAAAGTTTTAGAATTTTCTTCTATTAACAAAACCGTACTACCAGAAAACCCGTTTAATGCCTTTATTACAGTCATTTAGCCCATTTCTCGTAGTCTTCTCTAATCAAAGAATGCCAAGTGCCGTTATGAGGTCCAGGAGGAAAAGGGTTATTCATATCAACATATACAAGGTTTTCTCCAACCAAATTGTGATGTATAAGGTTTGCTTTTAACATTTCTTCTCCAATCATTTGAGTTCCTTGAGAATAATATTGATCAATATTTTCGTATGTGGACATGTATTTAATCATATTTTCCGCAGAAGAAAAGGCAAATTGGTCGTTTCCAAAATTTCTTTCTGGAACCATTCTACAATTAGGAATGTAAAGTTTATTGGTATGCATTTTCTCAAAGGCTATTTTTACATTAAGAGCATAATCGTATCTGGTCCTTATTACGAAATCGTAATTAACCCCAAATTCTTGAAACAATTTTTTAGATTCATTTATTGAATAAAACGCCGAAAGAGTAAATCTTGGTGGCCATTTAGAAGCGTCAGGAGTATTTGTATACTTTTTATCTTCTTGTTCTGAGAACTTGGGGTCTTCAAATATATAAGATTTTGGTTTGTAAAGGTTTAGTATTTTATGGTTAAGTTCAGAATTCCAAGAATGACAAAACACGTCAACATCATAAAAATCCAACAAATTGGTTTTGTAATAATTAAACGCCTTGGACAACCCTCTAGGTTGTCCAGACAAACATAAAGCAATTTTCATTTATAAAGCCTCACTGGAAAATTATATAAGTTAAACGGAACTCCGTTATTATATAGATTTCTTAATAACAACATGTGCGGGCAGTACCTTTCTTCTCTATGTATCCTTACATTTTCCGATCCGTATTGTTTAATTTTATCGAGGTAATACAAAAACCCTTCTTCAAAATCTGAAGAATGAATTTTCTGAAAATGGTCAAACAAAAAATAATGTTTTGCGTACTTAAATGGAGATATGCAAAAAATATCAGAAATTAAATTGTAAGACTCTTCAAATGGAACAGATATAACATCAGACAAAGATATTATTTTGAATACATTAAAAAAATCTATATCGTATCTACAATATATGAAATTATCGTATTCTTCTTCAATAAGGTCTAAGGCTTGTTTTCTTCCAAAATTCATTGATGCGTGATTGGATAAAATATCCATAGTAGAAGGTTTTGGGTTTGTAAACCTTATACTGGACTCTATAGATTCAAAATATGGCTTATAACAATCAAAATCTTCAACTAATATTTTTTGGGTTGAAGATTTTCAATAATATCATTAATTTCGCTTTCGTCAACAGACCATAAATGACAATATACGTCTAAATCATTTAAAGCGATAAATTGTTTAATATTTTCTTTTGTTTTACCAAAAGTTCTATATTGTCCAGAGAAAATTATACAGTTTTTCATTTGGTCTACTTATACCAATACCATACATCACATTCCGTAAGTAGAATACCTTTTTTACATTTTTCAGCAAATTCTGTCGCAGCCTTATTAACTCCAGAAATGGTTTGGAAATCGTGTCCAGAAAAAATGCCGTTATCTTTAACTTTAGAATAATAATTTAAACAATCTTTAGATAATTGTTCGTATGTGTGCAACCCGTCAATGAAAACGAAATCGAACGTTTTATCGCAAAAATCCGCAAACTTTTCGTCAGAAGTTGTTCGGTGTAAAATAAACCTTTCGCCGAACTTTTCCATTCTATTTAAAACTGAGTAATACATTTCGTCTCTAGATTTTAGAGAATTTCCATTCCAATCAACATAATCAATATATGGGTCAATAGAATGCAACACTAAATTTGGATTATTTTCTAAAAGGAAGAATGCGGTATCTCCAACATCACAACCTATTTCTAAACCAACAATTTCCCCTTTATTTTCTAGAAGCTCTAATAACCCAAATCCAGAACATTTGAATTGGTGTGTTGGTTTATTTTGTCCATAGGAGACAACTTCTGTATTGAATACAATTTCATCACTCATTATGCTTCTCCTCTATATTTAGCATCTAAAACTTCATTCCATTCAGGAACCCTATCATATTGGTGAACAATTACAAACGGAACGTTATCAGAATTAGAAACGATTTCTCCATCAAATTTCGCCGATTCTTCTAACAATTTTGGCTTAAAAGAGTCGATTTTTGAAGGGTCGTTGGTTGTTCCGGCGTTTACGGCAAAACCGTCAGATAACCTACAGAACTTGAAAATGTCTGAATACGGTTTAGTGTTTACAGTTACGTTAAAAACCGCTTGATCTACAATAGGAATTGGTCTATTAACGCAATTTAAAAATAAATTTAAACAAAGGTCTTTAATATATTCTGACTCACCACCAAGAATACCAACATTAAAGATTTCTTTATCTTTGAACTTATCGTGTACAAACGCCCCATACGTTTGCATTAGATTTTCATTTCCCCAAGGTTCGTCAACATACTTTAACGCTTCAGAAGTACAAAGCACCTTTTTATCCCCAAGATTGTTTTCCATCCATTCGAATGGGTCATTTTGAAAAATAACGTCTCTTACGTCCGTGGTGAAAACGTATTTATAATTTTGATGAACTTCTTTTAGGTAATTATAAAGGTGAACAAAACGTTCTATATGGGGGGCGAAATTTGAAGTGTTATATACTATCCGTTTTTCTTCATCTGCGTTGCAAATAATGACATTTACTTCATGTTCAGTAATCTTATCAATAGTATCAAAATCCGAATTTAATACAATCAAAACAATATCTGCGTTTTTAATATTTCTCTTTGCAGAAACGACCCAAGGTTCAATAATTTTCCAATTATAATTTGAAAATACCCCAATCAATAAATTTTTCATAATACAACCCTATAATGTAATAACATAATTATTCAAACGTCTAATCACTTCTTCGCTCGTATGCCCGTCCCAAGGAGGGGATTTTTCTAGCGTATTTATATTTTCTAACATACCCCAAAATTTATCGGATACATGATATGTGATATCTCCTGAAGGTAAATGCATACCAGCAATAAACCAACCGTCATAAGATGTTCCGTCGTTATGGAGCCTAGATTTCCAAGATAATTCTGGACTACCTTTCATCAAGGCGATAAAAAGTAAAATTCTATGAGCGTATAATTCTTCAAAAGAATGATAAGAATCAGTCGCATTGAAATTTCCTTCTATAGTCATACCCTTGTCTAGACCTTTACAAACAAAATGGTCTATTTTTCCATCAATAACAACTTTCATTCTTTACTCCATGGCAATTCTTTATTAAATTGATCTAATACCACATTATTCCACTGTTTAAAGAAATCTCCTCGCACAGACCCCTCATTTCCCCCCGTTCTGTAGTTAACTGTATATTTACCAGAACAACCAAATTCTGGAAAATGTTGAGATAGCGCAGAATAAAAAACTCTATCTGTTCCCCACCCACCGTGCCAAACCTGGCATATCCTAGTTAATATATTAGTTTTTATACAATAACAATTCGTATCAACATGATTATATTGCATCACCGGGTTCCATTTACCCAAACTTTCACAATCATCTCTACATAAAAAGTTTCCTTCTTTATCAGTAATATTTCTTAAACTATAACACCAATCGTAATTATTTTGTTCTATGGTTTTAACCATATTTTCTACATGGTCACTCCTATACCAACAATCTTGGTCTAGGAATAAAATATATTCTGCGTTTACCAAATGTGGAATTGAGGCGTATACTCTATGACCATAGAACCCATTTGCCCCCACATTTTCTGGTATATTAAGAACAACCACCCTTTTATTTTCTGTATTAATGTTATATAGTACGTCACCCACCTTTTCTTTATAGTTAAATCCATCAACTACAATATATGCTTGTGTGGGGTACGTTTGATCCAATACAGATTCAATACATTGCTTTAATGTGTCCGAACCTGTTGTTGGAATAATTGTTGTAACTTTTTTTTGAATCATAATGTTATTATCCCAAAATTTTCGCTGTCATCAGTTTTATCTAAGGTATAAATTACATTTTTTATACCATAATCGTTTATACATCTCATACAACCATCGCAAGGCTTTGCTATACCAGAAACTAAATTTTCTTTATCTGGAGAATCGTATTTCAACCTAGAAATATATAGGGTAGAATTTTTGAATTTTGCGAAACCCAACCTAACCGAAGCAATATATATAGCAGAAGTTTCTGCGTGCCAATAAATCGCTTCACTATTCCTACCATATTTTCTTTGGTATGGGTGGGTTTTCATTTGATTTACACCATAAGAAATAATTTTATTTCTATGGACGAGAGCGGCGGCGATCCAAACTTTTGGGTGCGTCCCAGATAAAGAAAGAGTTTTCAACTCTTCAAGAATATTCAAATTTACAATCATAAAACGAAAAAGGTTCAAAGTAATATTTTACCTTGAACCTTGCAAAAAGTCAAATCTTGAAACCTTCAAACGACTTCTTGGGACTAGAAAAGTTTTGAGGTGGTTGTCCTGAATCTACAATCCCCATTTGAGCAGATTGTTCTGCGTCAAAGAGTTTCATTTTACCACGATCAATACCCACAACAAACCGTTTGTTTTTTGTTGGGTCATAATATCTGTTCTTTATTTGCTTAACCATAATTTGCCCCAAAGCTTCTAATTCTTCAGTAGAAATTAAGGCGAACATCATATCGGCAGTTGCTGCAGTACCAAAACTCTCAGAAACGTCTTCCATGTTAGGATCAGAACTAGAAGCGCCAAATCTTGTTAACTGAGAAGCAGTTAAAATAGGAACGTTAAATTCCACAGCCAAACCGCGAATTTCTTCTGCTATACTTTTAACCAAGGTATAGGAATTTACATTTGAACTAACTTTGATTCTAGAAGAAGTACAAATATTCATATAATCAATGAATATGATATCTGGTTTAAAATTCTTTTTTAAGTTTAATTCGTTCAACAAAGTCCTAAAATGTACGACAGAAGCGGAAGCTGTTGGATATTCTTTAATGATTAGTTTACCAACAACTTTATTTTTCAATTTTCCAATTTTTCTTTCATATTCTTCTCGAGACAACTTTTCTAAGTCGTCAACAGTAACATTTAATAGGTTGGCGTCAATCCTTTCTGCTATTCTTTCTTCTGCCATTTCAAGGGTAATGTACAAAACATTCTTACCCTGAACCAAACAACTAGAAGCGTGGTGACACATAAATAGAGATTTACCAGCGCCAGGACCAGCAAGAATAATAGAAATACTCTTTTTTGGCAAACCACCTTTAGTTATTTTATTAAAATATTCCAAATCGAATGGTATTCTTTCTTCTACTTTATGGTAAAAGTCATACCTACTGTTATAATCGTCTATATAATCGTGACCAACACTATTATCGAAACTTACTGCTAACGCTTTTGACAAAATGTCTGGTATTGCACCTTTATCGTGAGTTTTATTTTTCCCATCCAATATTTGAATTGATTCTTTTACTCCATTATAAATCGCTTGATCCTGACAAAACTTTTCAGTCTTGTCAGTTAACCAATCCAACTTAGACAATTCATCTTTCGATTTTTGAATTTCTGTTAATACCTCAACGCTACTTTTATATTCTTCTTCAGAAATACTCTTTTCATTTAATTGAATTATTAAAGATTCATATGTAGGGTTCGTATTATATTTTGCAATATAACTACCGATTTCATTGAATATTAATTTTTCTATTCTGTCTCCAAAATAATCTTCTTTTAGAAAAGGTAAAACCTTACGAGTATATTCTTCGTCATATATCAAATGTTTAAGTATCGAGGTTTCCAGGTTCATTAAATATAGCTCCTTCACTTTTAACGGCTTGCGATAATACAATAGAAGTTAGTACGTCTCCGATATGATTTTTAAAATCTATATTTTTTTCTATACCTTCTATATCATTATTATCTTCTATATCAAAATCGAAATTTAAATACGCTTTATCGTTCTCTTCATCTTCTTCAACAGAAACTTTCCCATAAGAATAAACTACACCGGAAAAATCGCCTTTTAATAATGTAATTTTTACATTATTTCCCAAACCTTCAGAGAGATCGAACGCAAAATCAACACCTTCTTCCAACTCATTCATTTTCTACATCCTCCATTTCTTCAACTTTATTAAATTCTTCTTGTATTTCTTCATCACCCAAAATGGAATTAGAGGAAATAGAATAATTATCATATACAGCATCTTTAAACCTTTGAGAAACCAAAATAGGCTCCCAAAACTCTTTTGTGTTTGTGTCTTTTAACCTATATTTTTTATCTTCGACTTCGCCTGTTTCTACGTTTACCTTAGAATACCAACCATTAGAAGGTTTCATAACAAACCCTAATTCTAATGCAAGATCAAGCAAACCGGACCATTTACTAACGCCACTATCAAAAGAAACGCTGATAGGGATTCTTGACTTTTCTTTAACGTATCTAGATTTTTCTACATTGATGATAAAGTTATATCCAACAATTTCTGTTCCTTCTTTTTCTTGTTGTCTACCCAAAATGTAAATATTATCAGCAGAAAGGTATACTCCAGTTCCACCGCTTACAATCGCTTTAGGGTACAACCCTTGTTCCATATATATATGATTAACGGCAACCATAGGGATATCCAAACGATTCAAATATGGAGTAATCATTCGGAAAATAGATTTCATCTGTTTCGCTCTGGTCATATCTTGCGTGGATTTACCATCAATAGCATCATCCAATTCTTTTTTGGATGACATATTACCAAGAGAATCAATAACAATTATTGCTTTATCTCCCCTTTCAAGGTTTTCTAATTGCTGAATACAATCAAACTTAAATTCTTCCATATTCATAATTG